GAAAATCCAAACTTCAAGCGTGGAGGAGAAGTCGTGCTTCCTGCCGAGGACGTACTGCATATTCCCGGCCTCGGCTTTGACGGGCTCATCGGTTATTCGCCGATTGCCATGGCGCGGAACGCCGTGGGCATGACGCTGGCGTGCGAGGAATACGGCGCGTCGTTCTTCGCGAACGGGGCGCGGCCGGGCGGCGTGCTCCAGCATCCGGGCGTCTTGAAAGACCCGGCGAAGCTCCGCGAAAGCTGGCAGGCCGTCTACGGCGGTTCGGCGAACACGGGCAAGGTCGCGGTGCTCGAAGAGGGCATGACGTACCAGCAGATCGGCATCCCGCCCGAGGAAGCGCAATTCCTCGAGACGCGCAAGTTCCAAGTGGATGAGATTGCGCGGCTCTACCGCATCCCGCCGCACATGGTCGGCGACCTCGACAAGTCGAGCTTTTCCAACATCGAGCAGCAGTCACTCGAGTTTGTGAAATACACGCTGAACCCGTGGGTCGTGCGCTGGGAGCAGGCGCTCCAGAAATCGCTGTTGCTGCCGGAGGAGCGCAAGCGGTACTTTATCCGCTTCAATGTGGACGGCCTCTTGCGCGGCGATTACCAGAGCCGCATGCAGGGCTACGCGGTCGGGCGGCAGAATGGCTGGCTTTCGGCGAACGACATCCGCGAAATGGAGGACATGAACCCGATTCCTGCCGAGGAGGGCGGCGATACGTACCTCATCAACGGCAACATGACGAAGCTCCGCGATGCGGGCCTTTTCGCGGGCAACACGAACAATACGGAGGGACAAGATGAAACGTAAATTTTGGAACTGGGTGCGGGATGCCGATGGCAATCGCACACTTTTGCTCAACGGCACGATTGCGCAGGAGACCTGGTATGGCGATGAAGTCACGCCGTGTCTTTTTCGTGAGGAACTTGCGGGCGGCGCGGGGGACATCACGGTCTGGATCAACTCGCCGGGCGGCGATGTGTTCGCGGCGGCGCAAATCTACAATATGCTCATGGAATACGCTGGAAACGTCACGGTGCGCATCGACGGCATCGCGGCATCGGCGGCGTCCGTCATCGCAATGGCCGGCACAACGGTCGAAATCTCGCCCGTGGGCATGATGATGATTCACAATCCGAGCACGGTCGCAGTCGGCGATGCGCAGGAACTGCAAGCCGCGCTCGAAATGCTCGCCGAGACGAAAGAAAGCATCCTCAACGCCTACGAGCTCAAAACCGGCCTCGACCGCGCCGTGCTCTCCGACTACATGGACGGCGAGTGCTGGATGAACGCGAAAAAGGCCGTGGAGCTCGGCTTCGCGGACAAGATTCTGTTCACGGACGAGTCGCAGGAAATGGAGGAACTTGCGGGCGGCACGGAAGCGATGCTGTTCTCGCGTCGCGCTGTGACGGCCTCGTTCCTCGACAAGCTGAAAGCAAGAATGTCGGCAAAAGCGGACAAGCCGCAGCCGATGGATGATAACCGAGTTTCAGCAGATGTTTTGAAAAAGCGTCTCTCGCTGATTCTGCACTGACGAAAGGAGTACACAATGACGGACATCATGGAACTTCGCGCGAAACGCGCAAATCTCTGGGAAGCCGCGAAGGCGTTCCTCGACACGCACACGGGCAAGGACGGCAAGCTCTCGCAGGAAGACAGCGCGGCCTACGACCGCATGGAGGCGGATGTCGTGGCGCTCGGCAAGGACATCGAGCGCCTCGAGCGCCAGACGGCGATCGACAAGGAGCTCGCGCAGCCCGCGGCCGCGCCCATCACGAACGCGCCGGGCGGCAAGACGGAGTATCCGCAGTCGGCTTATCACGATGCCGTGATGGATGCCATCCGCAGCCGTTTCCGCAAGGTCTCGGACGTGCTGCAGGAGGGTGTCGACACGGACGGCGGCTATCTCGTGCCGGAGGAAATGGACAGCCGCCTCGTTGACGTACTGACGGAAGAGAACGTCATGCGCACGCTCGGCACGACGCTCACGACGAGCGGCGAGCGCAAAATCAACATCGCTGCGACGAAGCCAGCCGCGAGCTGGATCGAGGAAGGCGGGGCGCTCTCGTTCGGTGACGCGACGTTCGACCAGATCATCCTCGACGCGCACAAGCTCCACGTTGCGATCAAGGTGACGGAGGAACTGCTCTACGACAATGCGTTCAACCTCGAGAGCTACATCATCGAGCAGTTCGGCAAGGCCATCGCAAACGCCGAGGAAGACGCTTTTCTCAATGGCGATGGCGCGGCGAAGCCGAAAGGCCTGTTCCAGATGGCGGACACGGGCGTCACGACCTCGGGGGCGTCTATCGCGTCGGATGATTTGATTTCGCTCATCTACTCGCTCAAGCGCCCGTACCGCCGCAACGCCTCGTTCCTCGTGAACGACCAGACGCTCGCGGTCATCCGCAAGCTGAAGGACAACAATAACGCTTACCTGTGGCAGCCGTCGTACCAAGCGGGCGAGCCCGACCGCCTCATGGGTTATGCCGTTTACACCTCGCCGTACGTCCCGACCGTCGCGGCCGGCGCGGCTGTCCTCGCCTTCGGCGATTATAGCTACTACAACATCGGCGACCGCGGCACGCGCACGTTGCAGGAGCTCAAGGAGCTCTTCGCGGGCAACGGCATGGTCGGCTACGTCATGAAGGAGCGCGTCGACGGCAAGCTCATCCTGCCCGAGGCGGTGAAGCTCCTGAAAATCAAGGGCACGGCGGCAGCGAAAGCGAACGGCTGACGTTCGTTGATTCGGAAGAAAGGAAGGGGATGCCTATGATTGCCGATCTGGCAGAAGCGAAAGCGTATGATTTTATCAAAGCAAGAACATGGTGGAAGCAGGATTTTTTCTGTTGGCATAGAAATATTCCATGTGAATAAAAATCTCCTATCTAGCAAATGAGTGGAGGAATGCCACATGGGACATACGTTACGGAAACTTCTTGCCGCCATCATGGTTGCTTGCTTCAGCATCACGTTCCTTGCTGGATGCGGCGATACGCCAGAGGAAAAAGCGCAGAAGCAGGCGGAACAACAAGCTAAGGCACAGAAGAAAGCACAGGAAGAAGCGGAGAAACAGGCGAAAATCGAAGCGGAAAAGGCTGCGAAAGAAGCAGCAGAGGAAGCGGAGAAAAAAGCAGAGGAAGAAGCCGCTGCAAGGGAAGCCGCGAAAACCCCAGAGGAACGAGCGGCAGAAGATGGTGTTTCAGCACCATTCCTGTGGTTCTATGGAACTGACCGATATAATGCATATATAGATACAGATTACTTCATGTCAAATAAGCATATCCCTTCTAAGGCAGTTATTCTCGAAGTTGATAAGAAAACAAAGAAATGTACTTATTCGGGACTGTCGTTTTTGCTTGCTTCTTCTGCTAAAATCAAGACGAATGAAGATTATCTTGTTCCGAAGAATTGGTATTACGGTCGTTACACGTTTGCAATCAATCCATCGGATCCGAAATTTTCTCCATATGACACAAAACGGGTCAACTCCATCGCTCTTGAAGCACCTGATCCGAAAGCTGCACAGCCAGCGGAAAAATCAGAAGAAATTACTGCGCTCATCAATCAGTTTTTCCCACCGGTAATCGCTCGAATGGACGAGTTATTTCAGGGTGTCAACATTAGAAAAACGTCCCTCGGACTGCTCCGGGGGACGTTTCATTTTCTGTGCGACTGTATGAACAGGTAAAGGTTTCGCGGCTTAGACGTTATCCTTGAAGCACATGATAACGAGGACGAAAACTTGGAATGCCAAATTGGCATCGCGCTCGTCATCCATTCCGTTGCTGCTGACGACTTCTTCACCATTGAAATAAATTCTTGTCACATGGTTGCTCTTGCCGTGCGACATCTTTACGTCATTGATGTCACGATACGACACGCGGTCAATTTTTGCCACGGTAGAAGACGAGAAAAATCCTTTCTTCTCCTCATGATGCAACAAGTATATGCATTTGTTCGTCATGTACATATTCCGATTCGGCCACTTGTCACTTCCGAAGGTAGCGTGTACGACCTCACCAGACGCAAAATGGAAATTTGCCTTGAAATACTCGTTTTCTTGGTCGATACCATATTGAAGCGAGCCGGGATTTTTTTCCGTATGGATATAGCTCTGTGGGCCAATCGCCCATTTGTTTTCTGTAAACAACAGACGCTGCACTTTTTCTCCCGGCGTTTCGTTGTAGTGCTCCAGATAAACACGCGCTGCTTCTTCTGCGCCGAGCTTGTCTACATAGAATTTTCGGAACGCATCGCCGCGTGCGATTCCCAAGACGTGACCGGCCAGCGATGGCATGGATTTCTGATTACGATTTTTCGGGCTCAATCATTTTTCCTGTGGGATTCGCCTAACACCATCGGTCACTGTCGGCTCATGTCGATGAGTTTCAAGAAGAAATATTCATCGTCTGGATAGCCATATGCCTGCCGCCGCAACGTCTTGATCTTGTTGTTGATGCCCTCGATCTTGCCGGCAGAGATGCGATAGGTTGCATGGGCAAGGATTCCGTCAAGATGCGTGGCGAGGAGCTTCCGGAACCACATCAAATGCCGGTTTCGTTCTTCTTCTCCGGGTGCACACTCCAAGCAGAGATCCATGATGCGGTTGACGTATTCCAGCATACGGTGCTCCGATTGACACGAAAACGCTTCTTGCAGCATCTCCTTGATGAGA